AGGAGGGTGCGGAGCCCTCTTTTTTAGTGGAAGGCTACGCCAGCACGTTCGAGCCTTATAAGCTCCTGACGTTTGACGGCGTGGACTACTTCGAGCGCATAGATCCGCAGGCTTTCGAGAAGGCGGATATGAGCGACGTAGTATTCCTGCGCGACCACGAAGGCAGGGTGCTTGCACGCACCAAGAACGGCAGCATTGAACTGCACGTTGACGACAAGGGCCTCTGGACCAGGACGAACCTTGGTCTTACAGGCGCAGCTCGCGAGATGTACGAAGACATCCAGAGCCGCAATTATTCCCAGATGAGCTTCTCGTTCGTTGTCGATGAAGACGACTACGAGGAAGACACCCACACAAGAGTCATCAAGAGCTTCCGGAAGCTCTATGACATATCAGCAGTCGCGTTCCCGGCGAACCCTGGAACCGACATCGGCGTATCTTACCGTGACTACTTCAACGGAGTGATTGAAGCGGAGAAAGCGGAGCGACTGGAAGCGGAAAGACGCGCAAAAGCAATTGAGAGACTGAAGCTCAAGCTCCGTCTCGAAGGAGAGAAGTAATGAATATCAACGAAATGACAATGGAGCAGGTCGATGCTCGTATGGAAGAGATAAGGACCGCTCTGGAAGCCGAGGACGCTGACATCGAAGCTCTCAATAAAGAGGTCGATGAGCTCGTCGCTCGCAAGCAGGCCATCAAGGACGCCGCGATCGAGAAGAGAGCGCTCCTGGATAAGGTCGCAACCGTGAAAACTGAACCTATCGAAGAACTCAATGAAGAGAGGAAAGAACAGATGGAAAACATCGAAATGAGAAACACTCCGGAGTACATCCACGCATTTGCTAACTACATCAAGTCCGGAGATCCTTCCGAGTGCAGAGCACTCCTGACCGAGAATGCGTCCGGCACCATCGCCGTACCCGAACTCGTATACGACACCGTAAAGACCGCATGGAACAGAGACGGCGTTATGGCCCTCGTTAAGAAGTCCTACCTCAAGGGCAACCTGAAGGTCGGCTTCGAAATCTCCAGCTCCGAGGCTACCGTTCATACCGAAGGCGTTGCTGTTGACGAAGAGTCCCTGGTTCTCGGAACCGTTCAGCTCGTACCGGCAGCCATCAAGAAGTGGATCTCCATTTCCGACGAGGCTCTGGATATGGCCGACGTGCCCTATCTCCAGTACATCTATGACGAGCTCACCTATCGCATCGCGCAGAAGGCTGCTGACACCCTCATCGCCAAGATCGTGGCTTGCGGAACCCAGAGCACCACTACTTGCGTAAGCGTCCAGGTTGAGACTGCTGCTTCCGTAAGCGTTGGCACCATAGCACAGGCTATGTCCAAGCTGTCCGGATCCGCTTCCGAGCCGGTCATCATCATGAACAGAGGAACCTGGGGCACCTTCAAGGCTGCACAGGCCGCTGCTTCCTACAACTACGATCCGTTCGAAGGTCTCCCGGTTGTCTTCAACAACAGCCTCAAGGCCTTCAGCGCTGCTTCCACCGGCGACACCTACGCTATCGTAGGCGACCTCCAGAACGGCGCACTTGCCAACTTCCCGGCTGGCGATGACATCCAGATCAAGAGAGACGACTTCACTCTGGCTACCAGCGACCTCGTTCGCTTCATCGGCCGTGAGTATGTTGCGCTCGGCGTAATCGGTCCGGATCACTTCGTAAAGATCAACAAGTAATAGGAACCAAAAGGAGAGAGAAACATGGAAAGTATCTTAATCGCGGTCCCTTGCATGGACCAAGTACCGGCACAGTTCGCGCAGAGCCTCGCCACATTAAAAAAGGTGGGGCCCTGCGTGGTTGCATTCCAGGTAGGCTCGCTGATCTACACGAGCAGAAATAACCTGGCAGCCGAAGCGGTAAAGCACGGCGTCGATTATATCTTGTGGCTTGACAGCGACATGATGTTCCCTCCGACGACTCTGGAGCAGATGCTCAAGACCATCAAGGAGCAGGAAGGCGACGTCATTATGACAGGAATGTATTGCCGCAGGGTGGCTCCGTTTACTCCGACGCTTTTTAAGACGCTGGAGATAGAGAACGAGCAGTCAACCTGGACAGACTTTGATGAGATCCCGGACGATCTGTTTGAGGTCGCAGCGTGCGGCTTTGGCTGCGTGCTTGCGCCAACGAGTGCGTTTGTGGATGTTCAGGCGAAGTTCGGTAATATGTTCGCACCCATTGGATCCGTCGGCGAGGACCTCTCGTTCTGCTGGCGCGCACGTCAATGCGGCTGGAAGTTCATCTGCGATCCAAGCATACCGCTGGGCCATGTAGGACACCACATAATCACGCCGGAGTTCTGGAAAGAATACAAGGCATTTGAGCAGGAGAAAGACAAATGAGTGAACCGCTCGCCAAAGTAAAACTGTCAATGAGAATCACCACCGATGCGTTCGATGATGAGCTCAATGACCTCATGAACGCAGCGCTGGCAGACCTCGGTATTGCAGGAGCTGACGGCGAGAACGTGAACATCACAGATCCGCTGGTCCTCCGGGCCGTAACGACCTACTGCCAGATGCACTTCGGTCTCCCGGATGAATACGACCGGCTGAAAGCAAGCTACGACGAACAGAAGGCGCAGCTGTCAATGGCCACCGGATATACAAACTGGGGAGGCTAATATGGACCGCTCAACACCGATATATCTGGTTAAGGAGACCTACACCGAGGACGCTTACGGCGTTCTGGTCCCTACGCCTGACAAAAGGCTCGTGTACGCGAACGTCACAAGCGTGAGTTCCGCAGAGTTCTTTGAAGGCGGCAGAAACGGCTTAAACCCTGAATACCGGATGATAATGTTCGCGCCCGACTATGAGGGCGAAGAGATCGTGGAGTACAACGGCACCAAATACACCGTATACAGGACGTATCAGGGCCGTAACGACACGATAGAACTCTATGTGGAGCTTCGGAAAGGCAAGCAGTAATGTCCGTCAGAATCGACTCTTCACGTCTTGCGGAGACAATAAATGAATACCTGGAAGAGTACGGCGACGGTGTGCAGGAAGCCATCGAGACCAGCTCGAAAAAGGTGGCCAAGGACGTTGTCAAAGAGTTGAAAAGGGGCGGCGGCTTCGGTGGATCCGGAGAGTTCAATAAAGGGTGGACCTCCAAAACAGAAAAGACACGGCTCGGCTCCGAAACTGTTGTTTATAACAAAACGCAGCCGGGCCTTGCTCATTTACTGGAGTTTGGCCACGCGAAAGTGAACGGAGGGCGCACGAAGGCATTCAACTTCATCGCACCCATAAATGATTCCATAGAGCAGAAGTTCGTCGAAGCTTTTGAACAGGCTATCGGAGGCTGACATGAAACTTACAGAAATCAAGACCATGCTCGGCCAGACCGAGCTATCCGTAACTTATTACTCATTCCCTATCGGCGATGTGCCGGCGCTGCCTTACTTGGTATGGTACCTCCCGAGCAGCAGCAACGTTGCGGCAGACGATAAGGTTTACAAAAGAGTCGAAACGCTCAACATCGAGCTGTACTCCAAGACCAAGGACTTCGCAAGCGAGGCGATCGTGGAAGAGGTCCTGGACGCCTGGAACATGGTCTGGGACAAGACCGAGACCTACCTCGATGATGAGCACATGTACGAGGTACTGTATGAAATGCAAATCTTCGTTGATGATGAGGAGATAAACAATGGCTAACAAAATCAAATACGGCATCCGTAGTGTTTACTACGCGGTAGCTACTGAAGGCTCCGGCGGCGCTCTTACCTATGCGACTCCGGTAGCTATTCCCGGAGCTGTTAATCTCTCGCTGTCTGCCGAAGGTGACACGACTCCGTTCTATGCGGATGACGTAGTTTACTTCCAGACAACTGCGAACAATGGCTACTCCGGAACACTCGAAGTTGCGCTTCTGCCCGAGTCCTTCAAGACTGACGTTCTCTGCGAGACCACTTCCGGCGGCGTCTACATCGAGAAGGCAAATGTAACTCCGAAGGAGTTCGCGCTCCTGTTCGAGTTCCAGGGTGACGAAAAGGCCACCAGGCACGCTATCTATCGCTGCTCTTGCACCCGTCCTGACGTAGCTGGCGCTACCAAGGAAGCAAGCATCGAGCCGCAGACGGAAACCCTGAACATCCAGGCTATGCCGAGAATCAATGACTATGTAGTAAAGGCGTCCTGCCCGCAGAGCACGTCCTCGACCTACACCAACTGGTTCAGCGCGGTTTACACCGTATAGTCGGAGGTTAGAAACATGGAAAGAACAATAAATATTGACGGTAGGGACGTCAAGTTCAAAGCTACGGCGGCTACCATCCGCAACTATCGCAGTATGTTTGGCAGAGACCTCTTGCTGGACTTCCAGACGCTCCAGAAGGGCGTGGACTCCAACGAGACTCTGTCCGTCGATACGCTGACCATCTTCGAGAACCTCGCCTACATAATGGCGAAGCAGGCGGATCCGACGATACCTGACAGCGCGGACGAATGGCTCGACGGCTTTGATATGTTCAGCATCTATGTCGTGCTGCCGCAGATCGTAGAACTCTGGAAGCTCTCCGAGCTGCCGATAAGCACAAGCAAAAAAAAAGCGTAAGCGCAACAGAGAGACCGTTCACTACTGGTCTTTTTTTGTTGCGCTGCGCTCAAATAGGCCTGCCCATGTCTGACCTCGACCTCCTGGACGTGGGCATGGTCTATGACATGATGATAGAGAATGGAAACGATTCCGAAGAGTACGATGTCATCGCTACTCAAGCGGACTTTGATAGATTCTAAATGGAAAACTACACGCTCTACATGCACGTCAACAAGACGAATGGAAAGCGGTACGTTGGAATAACATCAGGACCACCAAGCCAGAGATGGAAAAAGGGCGCCGGCTATTATGGCCAAAGGCGCTTTTATTCTGCCATTAAATGCTATGGGTGGGACGGCTTTGAGCACATTATCGTTGCGGACCATCTCTCCAAAGAGGAAGCCGAG